CACTGCCGCCTTCACACCTCCAACCATCCCCGTGACTGCGGTAAGCGGCACCTCCCTTCTCACTAATTTCACCAACGCCGGAATCTACGACGCTGCTTGGCAGAATAATGCCCTGACGGTGGGGGATGCTCAGGCCAGCACAACACAGTACAAGTGGTCGCCTACAAGCATGAAGTTTGATGGGACGGGGGATTATTTAACGATGCCATTGAGCGCTGGCACGACAATTACTTCTGGGAACTTTACAGTAGAGTTTTGGTTATATCCAAGCACAGTTGCAACTGCAACCCAAGCAATTATTGGAACTACGGAAGGTGATACCGCAGGAACAATCAATTGGATGGCTTATTTAGTATCTTCTAGCTTGTATTTTCAATGTTATAGCAATTCATCTACTTTGATGGTTCAATTTAACCATCAAACTTCTTTATCAGCAGGCAATTGGTATTATTGCGCTGTAACAAGAAGCGGGTCTACTTTTACTTTGTACTTAAATGGTGTTGCAAGTACATCTACACCAACATCATCGGCAACAATAAATCAATCTGGTTCTACTTTATATGTAGGGAAATTTGGGGCGTCATCATCAATTGGCGCACTTAACGGCTACATCCAAGACCTACGCATCACCAAAGGCGTGGCCCGCACCATCACCACGCCAACCGCAGCATTCCCAACGAGGTAAGAGATGGATTTGTTTAGCAAGAATGGCAACTTTCCCGCTGAAGTAACCCAGTTTCGCGTGCGGTTGCCAGATGGGTTGACGCGCACTGATGCAAGCCAATACACGCAGGATTCAGAGGTTATGGCGCTATTGGGTTATGTCAAAGCCCCGCCAAAGCCAGAATTTGATCCTGCATTGCAAATTCTTTCTTGGAATGGTGCGGATTGGGTTTTGTCGGATATTGAGCCGGAGCCAATTGTCATTCCAGAACCAGAACCGGAATATGTTATAAGTGCAATTGAATCTGTTATTGGATCAACCGATTCAGATTCAGTCACGTTAAGTTAACCGTACTGGTGCGGCTCACCAGGGAATCTTAGGATTCATTGAATGTCAGAAGAAACCTTATCGGAAGGTATAACCGAGCCGGTGCCCGAGGCCACGGTGGACTCGCCAGCACTAGTTAACGAAACACCGGTCGAGCCTGAGCCATCTAAGACCTTTACCCAAGAGGAAATGGATGAGCGGGTTCAGAAAAGATTGATCATTGAACGGAGGAAGTGGGAACGCAGCCTAAAAGAATCTGCCCCGCCGCCAATTGATTTGCCGCCGGTTGATCAGTTTGATTCGGTTGATGCTTATGCAGACGCCAAAGCAATCAAACTGTTTGAGCAGCGAGAAATCCAAAGGCAGCAAAGGGAGGTTTTGGAGGCGTATCACGGACGCGAGGAAGAAGCGCGGGATAAATACGATGACTTTGAACAAGTCGCGTACAACCCCACGCTACGAGTCACGGATGTGATGGCGCAAGTGGTTCAATCCTCGGACATTGGCCCCGAAATAGCCTATTGGCTAGGCTCCAATCCCAAGGAAGCAGACCGCATTTCCCGTCTTAATCCTGTTCTGCAAGCCAAAGAGATCGGGAAAATTGAAGCTAAATTAGCCTCAGACCCGCCTGTTAAACGAACCTCATCTGCGCCAGCACCTATTCGACCCGTTACCGCTCGAAATTCAGGCAATCCGAGTTATGACACGACCGATCCTCGGTCAACCAAAACCATGTCTACCTCGGAATGGATTGAAGCAGATCGGATGCGGCAGAGAAAAAAGCTGGAATCGCTTCGGATGTAATCTTATTGCTAACCTAATTTAAAGGAAAGTCAAAGTGAGTAATTCTATCTTAACGATCGATATGATCACCCGCAAATGTTTGGAGATACTCGAGAACAACCTCGTGTTGACCCGCAACGTAAACCGTCAGTACGATGACAGCTTTGCTGTCGAAGGTGCCAAGATCGGTTCGACCTTGCGTATTCGACTGCCGGATCGCGCATTGGTGACTGACGGTGCCGCTCTGCAAGTGCAGGACGATAACGAGCAGTACACGACGCTGACCGTTTCGACCCAGAAGCACATTGGTGTTAACTTCACCAGTGCCGAACTGACGATGCAGTTGGATGACTTCGCAGAGCGCGTGCTTAAGCCGCGTATCTCGCAGTTGGCCTCGAGCATCGACGCTGACGTTGCCAATGCGTATAAAAACGTGTTTGCATCTGTTGGTACGCCAGGCACGACCCCATCGACCTCGCTGGTTCTGCTGCAAGCGCAACAGAAACTTAACGAAGCCGCTGCCGTGATGAACCCACGTTATGCAACGGTTAACCCCGCTGCTAACGCTGGTTTGGTTGAAGGCATGAAGGGTCTCTTTAACCCAACCGACACCATCTCCAAGCAGTTCAAGAATGGCATGATGGGCACTGGCGTGTTGGGCTTTGACGAGATCAATATGTCTCAGTCGATCAAGCAGCACACCACCGGCAACTTCCCTATTTCGCCTATTGTTTCTTCTAGTGCGACGTTTGTTGAGGGTCAGGCAACCCTTCCAATTACGTTCACCAGCGGAACCAAGACGGTTAAGCAAGGCGACGTTTTCACCATTGCTGGCGTTTATGCTGTTAACCCGCAAACCCGTGAATCGACTGGTTCGCTCCAGCAGTTCGTTGTTACCGCTGACAACAGCGTGACTTCGGGCACTTCCATGACCTTGGCAATTTCCCCGGCTATTTATACGTCGGCAAATGCCTTGGCTACGGTTGATTCATTCCCTGCAACCAGCGCGGTTATTACGTTCCTTGGATCGGCTTCAACTCAATACCCGCAAAACTTGGTCTATCACAAAGATGCGATCACGTTTGCAACCGCTGACTTGCTGCTGCCGCAGGGTGTTGATATGGCTTCGCGTGCCGTGCATAACGGTATTTCGTTGCGTGTCGTGCGTCAGTACGATATCAACAACGACCGTCTGCCTTGCCGTATTGACGTTCTGTATGGCTTTAGCACGATCCGTCCACAGATGGCTTGCCGTCTCTGGGGTTAATTTTTTAGGGGGGTTTAATACCCCCCACTATTTTTAAGGAAATATCATGGCTTTACCTAATGGCGCAGGTGGTTACCAAGTTGGTGACGGCAACCTGAATGAAGTAATCCTCGGCTATCAAGCCGCTCCTTTGTCTGTCACGGCAACTGCAACCCTGACCGCTGCTCAGGTCGCCTCTGGCGTCCTGCTGGTTGGTTCGGGTGCAACGACCGCTCAGACCTACACGCTGCCCACTGGTGCGTCTTTGGACGCTCTTGTGACTAGCGCAAAGGTTAACAGCACGTTTGAACTCGTGCTGGTTAACTTGGGAACCTCGTCTGGCACGGCAGCGCTTGCTGCTGGCACTGGCGTGACCGATGGCGGCAACGCCACGGTTGCGATCAGCGCAACGTCCAGCGGGCGGTTCCTGCTGCGTCGCACCGCTGACTCGACTTGGGTTGTTTACCGCGTCTAAGTCTAGGGGGCTTCGGCCCCCGATTATTTAAGGAATTGTCATGCCTAATACGCAAGCAATTGGAGTCGCGTATTCCGACCCAGAATTCACGACTTGCTACGCTAGTCAAGAACTTGGCTACAGCGCGGCTGCCCAAGGGGCTGTGACGCAATTGACGGACAAATCAACGGCTGTTACGTTGAACAAGTCTGCCGGTCGCATCACGATGAACAACGCAGCTTTGGCTGGTAACACCGCTGTTTCATTTACACTCAACAATTTGTTGATTTCTGCCAGTGACACAATCATTGTGTGTATTTCTAGCGTTACCACTGGAAGCACGGCTGGCGCTTATACCAGTTATGTTTCTAACATGACCACTGGTTCTGCATCAATCACGTTACGCAACTTGAGCGGTACTTCATATTCTGAAGCCGTTATTATCAACTACGCAGTTATCCACGGCGCAAGTTAAACGGGGGGGGCCAAAAGCCCCCTTTTGCCTATGATGATATATCTTCAGCATCCAGTTCACGGCAACAAAGTTGCCACGATGGAATTGGAAGCGCAATTTGATGAACAGCACGGCTGGTCGCGCTATAATCTAGACGATGCGCCTGTTCAGACTGAAATAGTCAATGAATTAGTGGTTAAGCGCGGCAGACCGCGCAAAATCGAAAGGGAAGAATAATGTCCACAACTGCCGGTGACCAAATCAATCGGGCATTGCGGTTGCTTGGGGTTCTGGCAGAGGGCGAGACTCCTAGCCCATCTGTTTCGCAGGACTCGTTGACTGCGCTAAACCAGATGATTGAATCGTGGAACACCGAGCGTTTGTCGGTGTTTAACACGCAGGATCAAACCTACTTGTGGACTCCTGGGCTAATTACCCAGACGCTTGGCCCAAGTGGGGACTTTGTTGGCAATCGCCCAATCCTATTGGATGATGCGACCTATTTCCGCGATCCGACTACTAACGTCAGTTACGGCATTAAGTTTATCAATCAACAGCAATACGACGGGATTGCTGTTAAAACGGTGACCTCTACTTATCCACAGGTAATGTGGATAAATATGGAGTATCCCAATATCACGATGACCATCTACCCAAAGCCAACGCGGGTTTTGGAATGGCACTTTATTTCGGTTGAGGAATTGTCTCAACCGGCTACGCTTGCAACGGCACTGACGTTCCCACCGGGCTATCTGCGGGCGTTTGTCTACAATCTGGCTATGGAGATCGCCCCTGAGTTTGGGGTTGAGCCATCGCCGCAAGTTACGCGCATTGCCATGACCAGCAAGCGCAACATCAAGCGCATCAACAATCCAGATGATGTGATGGCTATGCCGTACTCGCTGGTTGCGACGAGGCAGCGCTTTAACGTATATGCGGGTAATTACTAATGCCTACGATCACTATATCAGCACTGCCAGTTGCATCTAGCGGCGGCGGCACGGATGTGCTGCCAATTGTGCAGTCCAGCATCACCAAACAGTTGTCCATCAACAATCTGTTTGCCAACCGCACGCTTACCAACGCATCGTTTACCAATGCAGCGCTTGGCACTCCTGCCAGCGGCACGTTAACGAACTGCACTGGGTTGTCGCTGATTGCTGGCGTTACCGGCACATTGCCGGTTGCCAACGGTGGCACCAACGTATCAACGGCCCCGACCAATGGTCAATTGCTCATTGGCAACGGCACCGGCTACACTTTGGGAACGATCAGCGCTGGCACCAACATCACGGTGACCAACACCGCTGGCGGCATCTCTATTGCCGCGACAAGCGTTGCCGATGGGTTGGGGTATGGGCAGACTTGGCAGAATGTGTTTTCTAGCCGCGTATCTGGCACCACCTACACCAACAGCACAACCAAGCCAATCATGGTGGCAATCACCACCTATGACATCAATTCAAATACTACGCTGCTGGTATCTGGCATTCAAGTTGGCGCATCTGGTGGGGTCAACGGGCAGAACAACCAATTAACGGCGATCGTGCCGGTTGGTGCCACTTACGTTTGTACTGGCGGGATTACAAATTGGGCTGAACTGCGGTGAAAACTCCCATTTTGGGATCAGCGTATGTGGCCCGCAGCATCAACGCTGCGGATAACCGCATGATTAACTTGTTTCCAGAAATTGTGCCCGAGGGCGGCAAAGAGCCTGCCTTTTTGAATCGAGCGCCAGGCTTGCGCCTGCTGGCTAATGTGGGGCAAGGCCCAATCCGTGGGCTGTGGACATTTAATAATGTCGGGTACGTTGTAAGCGGCACCCAACTGTTTAAGATTGACGCCAACTATAACAAGGCGTTGCTTGGTAACGTAAGTGGTACTGGCCCGGTTAGCATGACCGACAACGGCACGCAGTTGTTTGTGGCCTGCAATGGGCCATCGTACATCTACAACTCGGTCACCACCGCATTTAGCCAGATCAATGATCCAGACTTTACCGGCGCAGGGCAGGTGGGTTATCTGGACGGCTATTTCGTTTACAACGAGCCAAACAGTCAGTTGTTGTGGGTGACTAGCCTGCTGGATGGCACGCAGATTGACCCGTTGGATTTTGCCAGCGCTGACGGCTCGCCAGACGGCGTGGTGGGCATTATTGTTGACCACCGCGAGCTTTGGGTGTTTGGCACCAAGACGGTCGAGGTTTGGTATGACGCCGCGCTTGAGGGTTTTCCCTTTCAGCGGATGCAAGGTGCCTTTAACGAGATCGGCTGCGCTGCTGCCTACTCAATTGCCAAGATGGACAATGGATTGTTTTGGCTTGGTGCAGACGCTCGCGGGCAGGGGATTGTCTACCGCTCCACCGGCTACACCGGCCAGCGCATCAGCACCCATGCCATTGAGTATGCCATCGCCCAGTACGGCACCATTTCGGATGCAATCGGCTATACATACCAGCAAGAAGGCCATTCCTTCTATGTGCTGACTTTCCCGAGCGGTAAC